GAATCACCTTTTCAATTCCAAAAGGTCCGTTTTCCCCTTCCCAACGAGTAACGAATTCCTTGGCATTGTAAGGATCGTATCCAAGCGCCCGAACATCATACTCAGACTGTGTGATGAATCGATCCAGATCTTCATAAACTTCCATCATGTCGAGAATGTTTCCTGGCATGACATGAAGACTGCCTTCGTTGATAAATTCCTCATACTTCTGTCGCATAGCAGCAGGAAGTTTCATCAATGTGAGTTCGGTGATGTAACTTCGCGTCTTTATCCCATACTTCTCTCGTCCTAGCGGGAAAAGAAACGTGAATGCACAAAAATCGTCGCCCTGCGATAAATCCGCGCCGAGAGCGCAAGCCATTTGCCAAAACTCACGAGACCGATGTACCAAAGTTTCCTCATAGGTGAAGAAATAAGTATATCCCTCCATGGGTATCCCAAAACGCTTTGCCAGAATATCGTTTCGAGACGCTGGAGCCTTCTCGGCTCGCTCCACGTCGAGCTGGTATGTTTCATAGCTTACAGTTGCTCCTAAATTTGGATTTGCTTTTACCCACATAGCTGGATTAGCAACTTCTTCAAGTTCGTCTAGTTTATAGTGCCAGATCGAAACGTGCGGCGCTAAATATTCACCTTTGAGAATGTCGGCGAGCTCCAGCTTTATCGTATCTCCGGATCCCGCACGAACGGTTCCCTCGGAACTGATAGCAACGATCAAATAGTCTTCAAGTTTGGACGCTCCCTGTTCAACTGCACCTACAACGTCCTCACGTAAGTCACCCGAGAGCCATTCGTCAATAGTCGATATCTTAGGACGTAGACCCTGGAGTTTGTTAATCGCCATTGGACGTACTTCCAGAAGAGAACCAGTAAGAAAATTTTCAATGCCCTTTTTCGTAGCGGCGAGCTTAACACGATTAGCCCTCGATCCAGTTGTATTTTGTAACGAACCCTCTGTGAGGAATTTAAACAAAGGCCCACGCGCGCGCGTAATAGCCGTCCGAAACGGAGACATAACTTCGTCTGCCTGTTTCATAGTGGGCGCAGTTGTGACTTGGTGTGTCGTAGCTGTGTCAACGTTCAGAAAATAGCTCTGAATCACCGACGCATACATTGATTTTGCCGCTCCTCGAGCAACAATTAGATATTGTTTAAGGGTTAGCCGTTTCTTGATCTCCCTTTTCTCATAATGACCACCATGACCATCTTTTGACGGAATATAGACACTACGCTCAACGAAAAAGTACCAACCAAAGATTTGTTCCGCCCATAGTTTGAAGGAGTCGAGCAAATGGAGATCTGACCCATCGGTTAAGGTCAATTCCCCCTCACAATATCTAATAAATCCTTCTACAGCTTCATCATCATAATAGATATTAGGGTTAGCGATGAGCGAATCTATCCGATTCATCTCCATCGAGATCTCTCTATTTACAGGGATTTCTCCTCGGAGGACTGCCTCGCGAAACCGACCATAATAGACCGGAGTCGCGGTATTAGACAGGCCCACGCCAACCCTCCTTTCTAGGCAGCGGCTACAGCAGCAACTTTCGCAGCCTGTTTAGCTGCAAGTATTGCGCCAACTTTTCTCGAACCTTCATTTGCAGCTTTATCGACGCTTTGATTTCCAGCTCGTCCAAGAGCTTTCAGTACGAATCTTTCTGCAGCAGGCTTTTCATTATAATGAAGTCGTTTAACTTCTTGTTCGAGACGAATTCGTTTTGCATATGACTGCAGCTGTTCGTCGGAAAGAGCTTTTACGCCACTCTTCTTTGCAATTTGTCCAGTTGTACGGGCGCTAACGGCACTCGGATGAGCAGGATGTCCGCCACCACCAGAAGTCTTGATCTTCCTTCTACTATCTCGAACAATAACTTCTTGCGGGCCGACTGTAGCTTTGCGACGAACACCCCACTTCATACCTTTAACGCCGTGGTGCTCTAAAAGATTACTTACGACTTCGGCGGCACTCATTTACGCCTCCGATTCTTCCTTTGTCTCTTCTTCCTTCTTAGCTTTGGCCTTCGACTTGGGCTTATCTTCAATCACGCCCTGTCGAATTTGCCGCTGCCTATTTTCCTCAGCGATCTCTGCGTCTTTACGATCGCGTTCGGCTTGATCACTTTCTCTCTCAGCCATCTATCCTCCTAAGCAACTTCGACGTCAGGATCAGGATCAATCCATCCAGTCTCTTCGCGATGGACATTCAAACGCCATTCGAGCTCTTTAATCTGATCATTTTGGGCGTTAATAAGATATGATGTCTGCGGAGGATCAAAGAGCATTCGAACCCGAAGAAAAACGTACGATTTCACTGCATTGTACTGATGATCGGTTGGATCTACGAAATCAGACCAATCATCGCTAACATCATCTACTGTAAAACCAGTAGCAGGTCCAACTCCTAGCTGAGTGAGAGTGGCAAGAGCGGTATTAATGTGCATCATAATATCTTGGTCGAATGCGAGATACTCGGCAGCAATTCCCAAGACCTTTTTTACACTGTTAAGAATACTTGGTTCCATTTTATCTCACCTACTTATTTAGATTAACTTTTGGATGATGCCCGAGGAATTTTTCCACCGTCATACTTCTTCTGACCGGCGTCGGGCATTGCTTTCTCTTCTGCTTGCGCCTCAGCCTTCGTCTTCTCCGTTGTCTTCTCCGTTTCCTTCTCCGCCATTATCGTCTCCTTCCTCTTCGCCACCATTCTCTTCGTCGGGTGGAACTGCATTTGGGTTAGTTTCTGGCGCGGGGACAGGCGGGGCGTCAGGTCCAGTCTCGGGAGTTGCGTCCGGGTCTCGCTCGGGCTCTTCGGCAAAGGGTTCAAACTCCTGAGTGTCCTGATCCACAAAAGTTGTTTCGGTCACTGCTTTTCCTTTCATTCCGGTTCAATGCACGTAAAGATCTTTACATGTCCGCCAGTCCCGTTAATTTGCAAAATCCCTGGCGTATAACCAGCTGGTGCTCCAGCGCATACATCAGTTCCGGCCGGACCAGGTGGTCCCGGAGGTCCTTGTTCTCCAATTGGACCTCTTACTCCTTGTGGTCCCGGCGGTCCTTTTTCTCCTTGTAGTCCTTGAGCTCCTTGAGGACCTGTATCACCTTTTGGTCCTGTTGGTCCCGGGGGTCCTTGTGCTCCCGTACCTACATCCACTGTTACTGTTCTAATTGGCGCTGATGTCGCTTCCGCTATCGCGTGAGCTGCTAGAGCTCCGCTCCCCGCCGCCATCAATGACCCGGATGCTACTAGAATCACTATCTTCGGAGTGAAGTTCATCATCACCTCCTTTTGCGTGCTGCACGGCGTTTTTTGCTGTTATGATGGCAGCAACTCCGGTAAGCGTACTACCCAAACCTAAAAGCATTGCTCCTAGGCCAGCCCATGGGATGTCCCAATTAGCTAAATCACTCAGACTCAGGATTAGGTCCATCGGCGGACCCTCGTTTCAAATTAACGACCCAAGTCACTGCAGCTGGGACAAACGAGAGTACGAGCGCCAAATATAGGACTGTATCGGTGTCGGTAATGTCAGCCAAACTTGCAATCAGCGCAGCTAGGGCCATTGCAGCTGGACCTGCTGTTTCTGCTGGATGATTTTTGACAAGTTGAGTTGGTTGCATTTCCCTCCTCTCACCAGAGCGTTGTATCACCTCTTTTTCGTTCAACTGGTCCTTTAGGAAGAAGTGTCTCATCCCCATAATGAATCGCGTTGTGTGTCTGAAGCGAGGTGGTTATCAAAAACTCGGGATTGAGAATGAAATCTCCGCCATGTCTAATATCATCTAATGACACCGGATTCATGTGATGAATCAGCAAATTTGCATAAATTTCATACCCCGGGATTCCTAAATCACAACCATTATCCCTTGTTATTACAAAACTTCGAAGCGCTTTCCATTCATTTGAGTGATAAAATCGTTGATTGAGTACTCGATCAAACCCAAATGTGGAATCTCCAACAACGCCAAGTAATCTAAGATATTGGTATCGTTGTTCAAACGTTTCTAGTCGACACAGTTCCGAATATGTCCTAACCTTCGTCATTGGGCTCAGGAGGTGTTAAATCTCCCGCATATGATCGCATTGCCGTAAGCGCTTCCATATAAAGCTCTTCCACACGCTTTTGAGATTCAAGCGCTTCGATCTTAACCCGTGTTAGTTCGTTCTCATGTTCAAGTCGCTGTTGTTCAAGCTTCTCACGAGTCGAACCCAACTTTAGGAAGTGTGTAATCACCTGTGATGAAGCAGTGCCGCTTCGAATCTGTTTCTCAGCAAGATCAACCGCTTGAGAAACCAGCTCATTCTCACGACCCTCAGGAGTTGTCGCGGGTCTACGGCGAGTTTGAACAACTTCCAATCTTCGTTTCCTCGCTGGCACGCGACCTCCTTTCTTTTCTATACACCAACTAAAATTGCCGTTCCGACCAAGGATACGCCACTAAATTCACTACAGTCAACTGAATAAGTAACGTAATTGCCAGCATCTACCGGATCTTCAAGCAAGGTATAGATCGCATAACTATCAGCGTTCTGTGTATCCTGCATATAGATTGAATCGCCTGCTTTAAGCTGCATAAGCAGATATTTAAGATCTCGATTCTCATTATCTACTCGATGGATCCACAACAACGTGTTACTTGGCGCATCATCACCGTCAGTACGAACTTGACTCGAACTGGGCGGAGGTGTGGCCGTGGCGTTGTAATTATACTTGAGTAGCTGTGAGATTCGCGGTTGTGAACTGCCAATAGTGCCTTCACCGATTACAGTTCCGTTCGATCGCCTCAGGATTAAATTCTTTTCATCTACATCATACAGAGTTTCAATAACCCTTTCGGCATTCTCGTCCATGTTTCACCCCAGTTCAGAATAGAATGTTTTCTCAGAAAATGCCTCCGGGGCTATTTTTGGG